AGAGTCCATTGAATTACATGCCGAAAGACTCGCAGGTTGAGTATTTCGGTAGTTGTCCTGGCATGACGACATTCCGTTCTGATGTGAAAGTCTCTTTAATTAGTGACATTGTAACTGATGTAACGGGTGATCCGAACATTTATGGACCGCCAGTTCAACAGCCAGAATATTTTGGATGGCAAACTTGTCTATCTAATCTGGCAAATCCAGCACTCCCATACGAGCCAGAATTATTGGAAATGGCTATTCGTGATTATAAGAGTGAGATGATTCCTATTTTCCGTAAGGGAATTTGGAGGACTTCTCGCCCTTTGAAAGATCATGAAAATTTGTGTGGGATACCTGGTAAGAAATTCATGGACGCTATCAAGCTTAACACGTCAATTGGTTATCCGTTGAGTGGTACAAAAAGGAACTTTGTCACCGAATTGCCACCTACGGAAGAACGACCAAATAATCGTGTGCTTGATGATGTAATTATGGAGGAAATCCAACGTTGTGAAGATTGTTATCGAAGAGGAGAAAGAGCTTACACAATTGCGAAGGCGTGTAAGAAAGATGAGATCTTGTCGAAGCCAAAATGCAGAATCTTTTATGGTAATGCTATAGCTTTGACTTGGTTGATCAGGAAATATTATCTTCCTATTCTTCGAGTTATGCAAATGAATCCGCTTAAGTCCGAGTGTGCTGTTGGTGTTAACAGTCATGGACCGGAGTGGGAAGTTTTGCATAAACATATTCACAAATTTGGAGAGGATCGATTGATTGGTGGAGATTATGGCAAATATGACCAAAAGTTGCCCTCCCAATTGATCTTTGCTGCCTTACGCATTATGATTGACTTTGCTCGAGAGTGTGATTACAACGAGCAAGATTTGCGTATCATGGAAGCGATGACAGGAGACATTGTGTACTCCATAATTGCTTTTAATGGCGATCTCATTGGTTTGACGGAAGGGACCCACATCAGTGGAAATTCCCTAACCGTTTGTATCAATGGAATCTGTGGCAGTTTGAACCTTCGCTGTTTCTTCTATTCGCAGTACCCTTCAGAGAAATTTGAGGAGCGTATGCCCTTTCGTGACTATGTAGCTTTAGTAACATACGGTGATGATAATATCGGATCCGTTAGTGAAAAGGTTGATAAGTTTACGATTAAGGGTGCTTCTCAGTTTTTGGAGAAATATGGACAAGTTTACACTATGCCTGACAAGGAAAGTGAATTGCTTGATTTTCTCCCACCTGAAGAGTTTGAGTTTCTTAAACGGAAGAGTGTTTACCATCCCGAGTTGAAAGCGCACGTTGGAGCTTTGATTGACAAATCATGCTTCAAGATGTTGCACTGTTACTTGAGAGGTAAAAATGCTCCTCTTACGGAGGCTCATGCCTGTGCTGTGAATGTTGACACAGCTCTTCGTGAGTGGTTTAATCATGGTCATGATACTTACGAAGAGAGGCGTGCACAGATGAAAGAAGTGACCCGGTTGGCGGGAATTACTCATTTGTGCAAGGAATTGGATGTTTCATACTTTGAACGTGTGGAACTGTGGAAGGACAAATATGAGCGTAAAGCTTATATGTTGTTTGACGAACCTGATGGGTTCGAGTGTTAATTGTATATATTTGTATTTTCATGTTTGTATATATATTGTAAATTAATTTGGACCGTTGCCTATCCTTATAAAAGGGCGAGACCAGTTAGGATTCTGGTTCTGGAAGAGAGCAAAAATCTATGCAATGTATTGGATACCATATG